CGCTACCCTAAAACAGTTATAGGCAGAGGTCTATAAGCACCTTTGCTGAAAAGTGGAGGTGCTTTTCTTATGGCTAGTCAGAGCCTTATTTCTACAATCAATGGATATGAAAATTACATAGAGAGAAATGGAATAGATGAACAGGTAATTGATGCCTATGTAGACGCTTGCAGTGTAGCCATAAACGGCGAGAAAGATATTGAGTATGGACTACAACTTACTAAGAGGGCAAAAGAGCTTATAGAGGACTTCTGCAAAGCTAAAACAGGCGGTACGATTTGGGATTTGGAAAAATACGCATTCGACCACAAAACCACGTATGAGCTGATAAACAAAAAATATGAGGTTTTGCTACTTGAAGCTCAAAACAAAATAGTTGACAGCTATTTTCAGTACATAGAGAAAAAGCGTGAGCCTAAAGACCGATTTTATATGCCACGTAGAAAACAACTAATCAAAATCGGACTTGTGGACGCATTACAAGGCATGATTGATGATAAATACGACATATTGTGCGTGAGTCTAGTGCCTGGAGCTGGAAAGAGTACGATTGAGAAATTTTTTCATTCGGCAGTTGCCGGTTGGTTTCCAAAAGACTACAGCCTATTTTATTCACACAGTGGCGATATTACACGAATGTACTACGATGGAGTATACGACATTGTTACCAATGATGATGATTATGCGTGGCATGACATTTTCCCTAAACTATCAGTTACAAGCACGAATGCTAAAATGGAGCAATTCAATATTGGCAAATACAAACCTTTTCCGTCAGTACAATGTACTTCTGTTGGAAGTAAGAATGCCGGAAAAGTCCGCGCAAGCAAATTTTTGCTAGTTGATGATATGATAGGCGGAATTGAGGAAGCCTTAAACCCTACAATACTTGATAAGTTGTGGGATAAATACGCAGTAGACGCAAGACAGCGTAAGACGCAAGATACGGACGGAAAGCCGTGTAAAGAGATACATATTGCCACTCGTTGGAGCGTACATGATGTTATCGGACGCATTCAAAATATGTATATTGGAAATCCGAGAGTCAAAACAATATCAGTTCCTGATGTGGACCCGACAACAGGGGAAAGCAATTTTGACTATGAATATGGCGGTTTTACAAAAGAATTTTTTGCGGACCAACAATTACTCATGGACGAAATCTCTTACCGATGTTTGTATAAACAGGAGCCTATCGAGCGTGAGGGCCTATTGTTTCCTGATGATAAAATCCGCAGATACTTCAATCTTCCACATGGCGAGCCGGAAATTATCACAGCTCAATGCGATACAAAAGGAAAAGGCACAGACTATTTTGTTATGCCAATACTGCAAAAATATGGTGAGGATTATTACTGTGTTGATTGCGTGTGCGATAATACGGCAGACTATGAAATGCAGTATGAAAATGCGTCAAACACATTAGTCAATAATCAGGTACAAGAGTGTGAGTTTGAGCGTAATGCCGGTGGTGACAGAGTGGCTATGGAAGTTAATAAGCGAGTTGAAAATAAAGGGTGGATATGCAACATCACTGATGTACCGACAGAGACAAATAAGGAAGCACGTATTTTTCAGTGTTCTAACTGGATTTTACAACATATTATTTTCAAAGACCAATCACTTTATAAGCCCAATGAGCCTTATGGAATAATGATGTCATTGTTAAAACAGTATTCGGTATCCGGCAAGAAGCAACTGGATGATGTTCCGGATGTTTTTTCAAACTTTGCATTAAGAATGACCCAAGGTAATAGAACGGCTAAAGTTGAAGCTGCTATAAATCCATTTAGGAGGTATTGATATTATGGTAACAAAGGAAGTTTTATCACAATATTCGGATTTACAGGAAGAAGTAAAAGAAGTAAGGCTAAAGATAGAACGGCTTGAAAGAGATATAGGCAAAATTGAAGCCGGGGAAACTGTTGTAGATTCTGTTTGCGGCGGAGACGGCGGTAAACAACATTTCAAAATTGAGGGCATACCATTTCCGGAGTATAGCAGAAAGAAAACACTTCTTTATGCAAGAAAAGCCACATTGCAGTTACTTGAAGATGATTTGTTGGAAAAAACCAATGAGGTTGAACAGTTTATTACAAGCATTGATGATAGCAGGATGAGAAGAATAATTAATCTTAGATTTTTAGAAAATAAGACTTGGATTCAGATAGCACACATCATAGGTGGCAATTCTGAAAGCAGCGTAAAAATGGCTTTTCAAAGATTTATTGAAAAAAATTAAAAGTTGTTACGATTGTGACGAAAAAATCTTGTATTATTATATTGAGCAAAAGCAAACTTCATAAACATAAAACAATCCTTTATCAGAGAGGCACCGTTGCTTAATTGCGACGGTGCTTTTGTTATGCAATGAGGTAGAAATATGAATTTTTATATGAATAAAGATAAATCAATAATGTGTCCGAACTGCCACAAGTTCTTAACTAAGGCAGACAGCAAAGACACAAGAACACATAAATTAGCGTGCAAGCATTGCCACAAATGGATATGGTATGTGCCTAACGATGATGATGATTTTCAAATTAAGGAAATACCACAAAGCAGAAGTTCAAGCGGTATGACATTTTATTAGGAGCAAGATATGAACACAATGTATTTTCAAGACCTTGTTAGAGGTTGTTATGGTAGAAAAATCGCATATACGAATGTAGGTACAATAACTGCTAACAATGTTGTTAAGGTTATTGGAAGTACTATAGGTGTATTTAATTGGAATAAGCCAGTTATTAAGTATCTGTGGAATTACTACAAGGGCGACCAACCTGTTTTATACAGAACCAAGCTGTCTAATGAAGATATAATTAATAAAATTGTCGAGAACCACGCTTATGAATGGGTTCAATTCAAGGTAGGACAAAGCTATGGCGAGCCAATCCAGTTTATTAGCCGCAAAGATGATGAAACTATCAATAAAGCGGTTGATAAACTTAATGATTTTATGACAGATGCCAATAAGCAAGAAAAAGATATTAAAGCTGGAGAGTGGCAGTCGGCAACAGGAACATCTTTTAAAGCAGTCCAACCTAAAAAAGGAGATGTACCATTCAGAATTGTAGCACCTACGCCCCTTAATACTTATGCTATTTATAATGAGAGTACTGAAGAACAGATACTTGTTGTGCAGGAACTTAAAGACGAAGATGGAAACTGGTATAAGATGGCATTTTCAGACATTATGTCTTTCAGAATTGTTGACAGCAAAGTAGTTGAAGCAAAACTACATACATATGGCGAAATCCCTATTGTAGAATTTCCGAATAATCACGAAAGACTTTCTGACATTGAACTTATTATAGGTATGCTTGATGCAACCAATAATATGCAGTCCAACAGAATGGATAGCATACAGCAGTTTGTTGAATATTGGGTTAAGTTCGTGAATTGTGAAGTCGACGAAGAGACTTTTAAAAAAATGAAAGAAAACCATGCATTGGTTGTTAAGTCAATGAATAAAGATAACAAGTCTGATGTCGATATTATGACACAGGAGCTTAATCAAACGCAAAGCCAAGTAGCCAAAGAGGATTTTGTAGACAATGCTTTATCTATATTGGCTATTCCAAACAAACAAGGTAATACAGGTGGAGACACACAGGGAGCGGTTGAGCTTAGAAATGGATGGGATTTCTCAAAATCAAGAGCAAAACTGAAAGACCCTCTTATCAAATCATGTGAAAAGCGTCTAGCTGTAGTGGTTCTTAACATCTTGAGACTTGCGGGAGAAGACTTAAAACTATCGGTCAGAGATTTTGATGTACAGATAAATCACAGTCCGCAAGATAATATGTATACCAAGGCGCAGACGCTTACAGTGTTGCTTCAAAGCGGCATACACCCACTTATAGCAATTAAGACAGTTGGTTTATGGGGAGATGCAGAAAAGACATTCCTTTTATCAAAACCATATCTTGATAATATATATAAGACTATTGATGATGTGGAAGCACAAGAACAAAAAGCGCAAAAGATAGTTAATCAACTCAATAACAATCAGCAAAATAAGGCAGTTATCGAATAATCGGTAGCTGCTTTTATTTTATACATTTTGCAGCTATGCGGTAAATAGCAGAAAACACAGCAGGAGCGACCTGCGGTAACAAAAGCGTGTGTTTAACGGAGGTAATTATGACAAGAGAAGATGTATTAAAACTTTTTCCAGAAGCAACAGATGAACAGATTACAAATCTTCTTAATCAGAACAATTCAGAAGTTGCTACGGAGAAAAACAAGGCAAAGCAGTACAAGGCTAAGGCTGACACAGCTGACAGTTTACAGAAGCAGCTTGACGATTTGCAGGCTGGTAATCTGACAGAGCTTGAAAAAGCAAATAAAGCCTTAGATACAGCTAATCAGCAGATAGCCGATTTACAGAAATCTAATGCTATTAGAGACCAGAGGGAAGCAGCTATGACTAATTTTAAGATTACTGCTGAACAGGCAAAGACAGTTGTTAAAGATGATGGAAGCCTTGATTACACCGAACTTGGCAAGATTATGTCCGAGAAAGAAACAGCTGCGGCACAGGCTAAGGAACAGGAGATTGCTAAAAATCAAGATATTCCGGGCGGCGGCAGTAATAAAGGTGGTGCAGACAATAAGACAAATGCTGAAAAAATAGCAGAAAGCCTTATATCTAATGCACCTAAGAACAATGACGTTTTATCACATTACATTCAGTAATAGCAGGAGGTAAGAAATGGCAAAGGAAATGAATATGCAGTATGAAAAGACTTCATACGCAGGAGATGTTCAGATTTTAAAGAGAGAGCCCAACGAAGCAATCCCATTAACACTTGATTTTTCAACGGTAACAGAAAAGGATGCGAATGGAAAGAAGATTGTAAAAGCTGGTACACCTGTAAACAAGTCAGGTGTGGCTGATAATACAGCAACAGCAATCGGAATCTTAAGATTTGATGTAACAGAAGACAGACCACAGGGAGTAGTGCTTAAAAAGGCATATCTTAACACAAAGGTAGCAGAAGCACACTCAGGCGTTACATATGACGAAACAGTTAAGACGGCTCTTCCAATGATTGTATTTGAATAATAACAGGAGGTAAACAGATGTTAATTAATGAAGTATTAGACAGTAAGTCTATCGCATTATCGGCAACAGAAAACGCTAGTAACCAGATACCTTATCTTGGTTTGCAGTGGTTTCCAGAAAGAAAGAAACAGGGGCTTGATTTAAGCTGGATTAAGACACACAAAGGACTTCCAGTATCGCTTGCGCCATCCAACTTTGACACAATCCCAACACTTAGAGCTAGAGAGGGATTAAGCAAAGAAAAAACACAGATGGCATTTTTCCGTGAGGGAATGACAGTTGGCGAAGAGGAAATGCTTGAAATCGAGCGTATTCAGTCTGCTGACGACCCATACCTTGCAAGTGCTTTATCAAGTGTGTATGACGATACAAATAACCTTGTAAGCGGTGCAGAGGTTGTGCCAGAGCGTATGAGAATGTCGCTTCTTTCTACAAATGCAGGTCATCCGGTAATTGCTATTGTAAGTGATGGCGTTCAGTATGCTTACGATTATGACAAGGATGGTTCATACGCAAAAGACCATTACGCAAAGTTATCTGGAACAAGTATGTGGAGCGATACAGTTAATTCAAAACCACTTACAGACCTTAACAATGCAAGAAAGAAGTTACAGAAGCAGGGCAAGATTGCTAGATATGTGCTTATGAATAGCAATACATTCCAGTATTTACTTGATAATGCACAGATAAGAAACTCAATCCTTGCACAGAACCTTACAGCAACCATTGAAGTTGACGATGATACTGTTATTTCAGTAGTGCAGAAGAGAACAAAGCTCACTATCGTACTTTACGATAAGATGTACATTGATGACGATGGCAAGGAGCAGTACTTCTACCCAGATAACAAGGTTACACTTCTTCCAGAGGGTAGTCTTGGTAGCACTTGGTTCGGCACTACACCGGAAGAAAGAACTGCAAGACAGATAGCTGATGTAGATGTAACAGTATACGGTACAGGTATTACAGTCGCTACAAAGACAGAGTACGGACCACCTATGAAGATGTCAACATTTGCTTCCGAGGTTGTACTTCCATCATATGAAAATATGGATAGCACATTCGTATATGAGGTTCATAGCGAAGAGTAGGGGGTGCAACTTATGATATATCCATATATAGTGATTCATAACGGAAAATGGTATAACGCAGGCGAAGAGGTTCCCGAAGAGGGGGCTTTTTTAGGTTATAGCAAGACAACCATTAATCGCATGTCTACATCTGATTTGCAGGCTTTTGCCGCAGAACAAGGTATAGGCAACGCAGAAGAACTTACGGGAGCAGAGTTAAAGAAGCTGCTAATTGAGAAATTAGGATTATAGGAGCTAAATTATGGAATACACATTAGAACAAGTTAAAATCAGACTTAAACAATTTCATATTGATACAGTCACAAATGATGATGAAACAACATCTGATGTGGTAGTGTTCGATAACAAAGAAGATAATCCAATAATCGAACAGCTTATTAAACAGGCTACAGAAGATGTAAAGGCAAGAAGAAATTACCCCGACAGCTACACAGATGAAATGATAACCGAGGACTTGAAGAAATTTGAGAGTGTTATTGTTAACCTGGCTGTCTATGATCATTCACAAGCAGGTGAAGCATTTATGGCAAGCTACAATGAGAATGGTGTCAACAGAACTTGGAGAGATAGAGACAGCTTGTTTGTCGGGGTATTTCCATTTGCTAAAGTATTATAACGCCTATAGGGCATTACAGAATATTAAAGAAGATTGTGCGTTACCATTTTGCTGATGTCGGCAATATGGTAGCAGGCGGCACACATTAAGGGTGGTGGGCGGTGTGCCATTATTAATTATGAAAGGCGGTATATCAATGCCAATAGCAGTAATTATAAGCATTATTTCAGTTGCTTTTTCCGTCTTTTTCGGACTGTTTACCTTAGGACTTAATCTTAAGAACAACAAAAAGTCTGACAATGCAGAGCTTACGGAGCGTGTAAAGGAAAATACACGCATAAATATGAAACTCGACACAATATCAAGCAACACAACAGAGATAAAGAATGAAGTTACAGAAATGAGAAAAGAACTTAATTCTCACGATAACAGGATTATTAAGGTTGAGGAAAGTGTAAAGTCGGCACACCACCGAATAGACGGATTGGAAGCACGACTTAATGAAGATAAGGAGGTATAGCAGAATGGATATAACATCGGTAACAACAGTTGTAGCAATCGTTGTAATAACATATCTGATAGGCTTAGGAGCTAAGGCAATTCCACACATTAAGGATAATTACATTCCTATAATTGTAGGCGTTGCAGGCGGTATATTAGGCATTATAGGTATGTATGTAATACCTGACTTTCCGGCAAATGATATTCTTAATGCAATCGCAGTAGGAATTGTGTCCGGATTATCAAGCACAGGTGTTAATCAGATTTATAAGCAGGTAAAGAACAATGCTTGACATTAATAAGCAGGCTATGAAGTATTCACTTCAAGGGCAGACAGTAACTATCTATGAAAGAGATGATGACGGCAATATCCTTTATGAGGGATATACCGATACAGAGGGTAACTTCATTCCTTATCTTGATGATGAGGGAAATAAGATACCTAAAGTCCTTGAAGAAAAAACGGGTTTTTCAGAGCTGGTCGATTTCAAAGCAAACATATCATTCAGCGGCGGAGAAGCACAAAGCAAAGAATACGGCTTTGATACGGCTGATTTTGACGCTATTTTACTGACAGATAGGGATACATTACCTATTCAAAAAGGCGACCTTATATGGCTTGATAGCAAGCCTACATACACATCTGACAGTCTTGTTGATGAAACATCGGCAGATTTCACGATTGTAGGCATTAAGCCGGCATTATATTCAACTAAGTATATGCTTAAAGCAGTTGTAAAGTAGGTGCATTATGGCAAGACATACAATTAATATATCCTTGTCTGAAAAGTCCGTAAATGAAGCTATCAGACAGCTACAACAGTATAAGCAGAGCTTGCAGTATAAATGTGAATTACTTGTTGAACGACTAGTAGAATTAGGCGACAAAGCGGCAATTATGAGTGTTAATGAAAGTCCATTAGGCAGGACAGTAACATTGAGAGTTGACAGAAAGCCTATTCAAGATGGCTACCAAGCTATTTTAATTGCTACCGGTAAAACTGTTGAGGTAGAAGATAGAGAGCCATTTTACACGCTATTAGCAATTGAATTTGGCGCAGGTATTCATTACAACAGCGGCAACGAGAACCCAAAGGCTAATGATTTCAGCTTGGGCGTAGGAACATACCCAGGGCAGATACACGCATTTGAAGATGGCTGGTACTACTTAGGCAATGATAATCAATGGCACTATACACACGGCGTTAAAGCTACAATGCCTATGTACAACGCCACAACGGAGATTGTTAATCAGTATAAGCAGATAGCAAGAGAGGTGTTTAGTTAATGGCAAATGCAAACGATTGGGCGACAGACCTTGAAAACACAGTCACAGCACTTGTCAAGGCTAAAACCCTAGCACAGCTTAAAAAAACATATCCAAAGATAGTCATAACCAATGAGGGGGAAAACAGCGGTCAAGCAGTATTCCCGACAGTATACATTCATTTACTGCCAGCAGTTGAACAAGGACAAACACTTGATGGACAGACAGTTAACGCATTATTAGCGACATTTCAAGTAGATGTTACTACTAACACAAGCAAATCCGATTGTCGCAAGGTTACGGCGATAATTACAGATACATTCAAGACAATGAGATTTCAAGGCAATGCAATGCCAGAGTTCTCAATCAGTAATAAAGTACATAAGAGTACCGCTAGATTCAGAAGAATGATAGCGGCAAATGATAGATTATTGTAACAAAGAGCAGAAATGCTCTTATTTTTTTGCAAATTTTTAGGAGGTAGACAAAGCAATGGCAAGTACAAGTTATAAAGCTAGAGTTATCTACAAGGAGCATAGCGAAGATGGTTTTGCAGGCTCATATAAGTTAATGGTTGCGGCTAAGTCAATTTCAGCACCAGTATCAGCACCTAACACAGTTGAAAGCACAACATTTGAAGATGATTCACAGACATTCTTAATGGGTATCAAAACATCTGACGCTAAGACTTACACAGGAAATCTTGAAAAGGCTTATTTACAGGACTTAATCAAGGCGGAGGGCAAGCAGTTAGATATTATTCAGTTATATGGCTCTGACGGATTAGGTGCGGTTGCTAAGTACGCATTTGTCGGACAGGTAACAGCAACACCTAACGATGTTTCTGGTACTGATTCGGTACTTGAAATGACAGTAACAGCAGTTCCTAACACTTCACCTATAGAATGCACAGACAAGCTTCAAGTTGTCGAAGCTGCTGGTGGCACATTCACAGTAACAAAGGTGGGGGAATGATAAGCCAATCGACTAAATCAAAGGCTGTGTCGATTGGTGGCACAAACGCCAAAACAGCCGACTACACATCATATCTTGATGATGTAACAGAATAATTATTTTAAAAGGTAGGTGCGGTGCAAAATCCGCACCTTTCCCTATATGGACGATAGGGTGGGAAAGGGTAAAAATTATGATGAATATTAATGTAAACGGAAATGAATATAAGATTGAGTTTTCTTTCGGTGCGGCGGAGTGCAAAGAGATAGTACAGAAAATGTTTTCTGTTGTTAACGGTTCTTACTTACTTGCACAGACAGATAAAAGTGTTGCACAGGCTTCTTTTGACGGCTTGGCAAATATGACAGCAGATGTGCCAGAGATTTGCATTACCGCCATTTATGCAGGCTGTATTGACAATAACCCAGTAACTATGGATGAAGCAAAGGAACTCACTAGAGCATATATTACAGAGAAAAGAAAGACAGATAAGAGTTACGGATATAGAACATTGTTTGAAGAAATCAAGAAAGCGATGGAAGATGATGGTTTTTTCGAGTTGAGCGGAATAACAGCGATGTTAGAGGAGATGGCGAACAATGTGGAAGAAGCAACACAGGAACAGAAGAAGCCGACAGTAGTTCCACAGGACCACAAGAAAAAGCAGACTTCCACAAAATAATCTGGGAAGAATACTTTGTTTTAGCCAGTTCACTAGGTATTAGTTATTCAGACTTTCTTAAAATGACACCTACAAAATTATTACTATACGCAAAAGGCAAAAAGATTGATAGACAAAATCGAGATGCAGAAATGTATAACTGGTTTTTTGTCTATGCAATACCGGCTATTTCTTGCGGCATTGGTGCGGCATTTAGTAAAGATACACACATTGAATATCCGAAGCAGGCTATTTTATCAGAAAAAACGGAAGAAAGCGAAGAAGATACCTACGATAAAGAGTTACAGCGAATGTTACTCAATGAACAGAAATGGGCGGCACGAGCTGAAAAGAGAGGACTACCGCCAACAATCCTATAAAGGGGGTTAAAGCGTGGAATTAGATTCGTTAGAAGTCAAAATTACCGGTACTGCCACTAAAGCTATCAATTCTGTTGATAAACTGATAAATCAGCTTACAAGGCTGTCAACATCACTTGCAACTGTGAATGGTTCATCACTAAGCGGTCTTGCGAGTGGTGTTAGTCAGTTAGGTTCTGCTATGCAGAATATGAACGCAGGAACAGCAGATTTTACAAGACTTGCTAAGAACATCACAAAGATAGGTTCTGTTGATTCGGTTGCACTAACTAACACAGCTACATCACTTCAAGCTGTCACAAAGGCAGTTGCAAGCATATCAGCTATTCCGCAAAATGCAACACAAGTCACAGAATTTGCAAAGTCACTTGGTAAGCTAGGCAGTAAGAGTATAGAAAACGCCGTTGTAAACATTCCAAAATTGGGCAATGCTTTAAATGGCTTAATGACAACGCTATCAAGAGCACCAACAGTAAGCCAGAATGTTATTCAAATGACTAACGCATTGGCTAATCTTGCTAGTCAAGGTAGCAAGGTGGGTACTTCTTCAAACTCACTTCAAAAGTCGCTGTATGGCGTTTCTACAAGTGCTAGGACAGCAACTAGAAGTAGTTGGAACTTGGCAAGTGCAATAGGTAAGTTTTATGCCACCTATTTTATGGTAATTCGTGGCAGCAAGAAGCTTATAGAAGCCATCAAGTCAACGACAGATTACATTGAAGCGTTCAACTATCAAGCAGTAGCGTTTGGTAAGATTGGTTCAGAATGGGATAATGATTACGAAAAGTACGGATATGATAACGCAACAGCATACGCAGAAAGTTTTCAAAGCAGAGTAAATGATACTCTTGGAAAGCTATCTGGCTTAAAAGTTAATGTTCAAGGCGGTTTGCTTGAAGAAAGCGGAGCGAAGAACTTAGGACTTAACATACAAGAGATAACACAGTACGCTTCGCAGTTAGCTTCTGTCACTAACTCATTAGGACAGACAGGCGAAGCGACAACGGCAATAACAAAGTCAATGACAATGCTTGCAGGCGATATAAGCTCACTTTTTAATGTGGACTATTCAACAGTAGCGCAGAACTTACAAAGCGGCTTAATCGGTCAATCAAGGGCATTGTATAAATATGGTATTGATATTACCAATGCTACATTAGCGACATATGCTTATAACTTAGGTATTTCTAAGTCTGTATCAGAAATGACACAGATGGAAAAACAGCAGTTAAGAGTGTTGGCGATATTAGACCAAAGTAAGGTATCTTGGGGTGATTTAGCTAATAGACGGAAGAAAGCTGATATAACTTATCTTCCAAGTGTTGCATAAGAATAGAAATGTCTTATGACAATCGGGCAAAATCGGTGAAGGCTAAAGTTTTCAACTATGCTAATACCGAGATAACTCAATAGATTGCGAATAGGCTATTGAGTATCGTAACGAGTAGGAATTGAATAAATATAATATTCCCAAGAGTGTCCGACACTACTGCATATAGGGCAGTATGAGGTGGAAGTGGCTACCACCAAACCAAACATAATGATGTGGGTGATAATGTACTCTGAACTTATAGGAAACCATAAGAAGTATAGGATAAAGAGCCTATACGATAACAAATTTGACAATCAACTCCCCAAGTAATATGTTACGCCAGTTCAGTAACAATATGAAAGAAGTAGGAATGGTAGCAGGACAGCTATTTATCCCAATTCTTTCAAAAGTTATGCCGATAGTAAACGGAGTAACTATTGCAATCAAAAGATTATTAGTCAACCTTGCTTCTTTAATGGGGGTAAAGATTGACTTTGAGAGCTTTGGACAAAGCGGATATAAAGACACATCAGACGGCTTGGAAGATATTTCAGACGGCTACCAAGATGTAGCTGATTCAGCTAAGAAAGCTACATTATCCCTTATGGGATTTGATGAAATAAATAAATTACAGGACGATACAAGCTCAAGCAAAGGCTCAAGTGGCGGTGGTGGTAGCACTATTGATTTAACAGACGATATTACTAAGGCGGCGGCAGAATATGAAGCGGCGTGGAATAAAGCATTTGCCAATATGGAAAATTCGGCAGTTGCTTGGGCTGATAAGATAGAGAAAGCACTTGAACCTGTTAGGAAGATATTTAAAGACTTTGCAATCGGGGATTTTTATGCAGCAGGACAAGATACATCTAACCTTGTGGCAGGAATTTTTAATTGGTTCGCAGATGCCATTGATAAAGTAGACTGGTACGGAATAGGCAGAAAAATGGGAGATTATCTTGCTGGAATTGATTGGGTAGAAGTTCTTTCAAGTGTAGGCAGGGCAATCTGGGAAGCTATAAAAGCAGCTATTGAAATATGGCAAGGACTATTTCAATCTGCACCCGTTGAAACTACAATCATGTCAGTTCTTGGAGTTATGAAGTTTACCGGTTTAGGCAAAAAAATAGGAGAAAGAATATCAGACGCATTAAGTTGGAGTGCTATAAAGAAAGGATTAAAGAGTTTTGCTGATGGAGGTGGACTATTAAAAGGTCTGCAAACTATGCTAACTACTGACTTATCTGTAATAATGGGAGCTGGTACAGCGACAGAAATAGGCTTAACTATTGGAGCGGGAATCGTAGGTGGCATTGGTGCAGCTATTATTGGATTTAATATAGGCAATAAACTAAATGAAGCACTTACAGGCGAGAAAATAGATATGTCAATGTTTGACCAATTAGCATATCTTATAAAAGCACCATTTGAAGATTTACCTAGCTTTATTGACGGAGTGATAGAAACTATCACATTCGGGCATAAAGATGATATAGCAAATTGGTGGACTGCAAGTGTTGCACCTTGGTTTACTAAGGAAAAATGGGGAGAACTGGGAGACAACATAAAAACATCTTTAAGCGAAAAATGGAACAGTTTTTCAGATTGGTGGGGCAATACAGCTATTGTTAGCTGGTGGAATAATAATGTTGCACCGTGGTTTGAAAAAGAAACATGGGTTGACGCTGTTGATGGAATGAAATTAGGAATACAAGAAAAATGGGATTCAATCGTTGGTTGGTGGAACAGTCTTGCAATTGTTTCTTGGTGGAGCAATGATGTGAGACCGTGGTTTACTAAGGAAAAATGGGAAAACTTAGCTGACGGAATTAAAAAAGGTATTCAAGGGAAGTGGGATGATGTTGTAGATTGGTGGGATAGCAAACCAGCACTTCAACGCATTTCTGTAGCTATCGAAGATTTTAAAACTAAGATACAGAACGCTTGGAACAGCTTTAAGCAGTGGTGGAATGATTTAGGACTTGAATTTCCACACATTGATACACCACACTTTAAGATTGACGGAGAATTTAGTCTTGCACCGCCTAAAGTGCCAAAAGTCAGTATTGATTGGTATGCAAACGGCGGATTCCCAGGCAAAGGACAATTATTTGTCGCAAACGAAGTTGGACCCGAAATGGTTGGTACTATGGACGGAAGAACAGCGGTAGCCAATCAGCAAGAAATTACAACAGGTATCGCCAACGCAGTTTATCCAGCGGTTTACAATGCAGTTGTAGCGGCTATGTCAGAAGCTAACAACAATGTAAACATAACATTACAAGGTGACGCAGATAAGCTGTTTACAATGGTGCAAGATAAAGCTAACAGTTATACAAATATGACAGGTCAAGCAGCTTTTCCGTATTGATAAGACAAAAGTATTGTGCTATTCTTTTGCTATATAAAAAGCAAAGGGGTAACGCAATATGAAAAAGAAAAAGAAACTTTACATCGGTTTGGCAATAGCTTTTGTCTTAGTCTTGATAATAGTTTACGGCAATAGAAGTACCGATACAAAGACAGAAAACACTAATACCACAACAGAAAAAAGCAGTGATAATGCCACTTATAACAATACGGAATTTAAGTATCTTAAGCATGAAATTATAAATAATAATGAAAAAGATATACTTATTGTTTATTTTGATTTCACTAATAATTCTAAAGACAATACCAGAGCTGCATATAATTATGACATAAATTGTTTTCAAAATGGCGTAGAATTGGATTATCCTTTACTCAAAGTTGTCGAAGAGGAAGATAATATTATGAAAGAAATACAGCCAAACACGACTATTACAATTGCAGAAGCGTTTATTTTAAATGATAGAAGTAATGTAGATTTAGAGGTGGAAGCCCATTCGTCATTTATTGATAAAAAACTTATTAAAAAGACATTAACACTTGAATAAATTATTTAATGGAGCGTATCTTTCGGTGCGTTCCATTTTTTATTGAAAAAGTGCTTGACAATTATTGCAAGGGCAGTTATTATTATAACATAAATATTGCAAGGGCAATAATTGAAAGGAGTGATTATTATTAGTCCAGCAGGAAGACCGCACAAGGAAAACCCTAGAAATGTTAATCTTAATATCAGAATAACAAAAGATGAAGCTAATCGTATTCAGAAATGTGCTGATGAATTGGAATTAACAAGAACTGATACCATTATGAAAGGCATCGGGTTAGTAGAAAAAGAACTTAAAGACAACAAAAAAGAGTAGTCAACGATTACTTGGCGGTAACTGACTACCCAAAACACAACTCTGAAAGGAATTGATAAATCTATCATATCAGTTTCTTTCGGAAAATTCAAGATTTTTTGGAGGAAAACTATGGATAAATTTTTAGATATTATATGTGCAAATCAGATTATGAGTACAAAAGAGCAGGGAGATAAGTATATAGAATTTTTTGAACCATTTATGAGCAAACTTAAAGATATTGTGAGCGAAAAGGTTTATTCTGAATTGGAAGAAATGTTTAGCAGTTGTGTGGTAGAAAACAATAGTTTTTACGCTGTTGCAGGCATGAAATTAGCAATAGGTGTTATTGACGATACTTATGTTCCTACTGTGTAATCAAAATATTGCGTGAGGCATTGTGGGCATATGCTCCCACTACGCAATAGATTCCGTTTAGAGCAAATGATAAGATTTTGTAGGAGGTAAAATAATGAGTTATAATTATCCAACTACAAAAGATAGTTCTCACAATGAGATTAAAGTACCTATGAACACTAAGAATATTTGCGGCGTAGACTGCTATGAGCAGAATGGCGTTGCGTACTTAAGATTGGAAAATGTTGCTAGAGGACTTGGGTTTACTCAAACCCAAAAGAAAAACGGAGTGGAATATATATCTATTCGTTGGGAAACAATCAACAGATATTTAGAGGATATTGGTTTCCCCAACAAGCTGGGGAAAGACGATTTTATCCCAGAAAACATCTTCTACAGACTAGCAATGAAAGCCAAAAATGAAACAGCAGAGAAATTTCAAGCATTAGTGGCTGATGAGATTATTCCGTCAATTCGCAAGAATGGAATATATGCTACTGATAATGTTATTGATGAAATACTGAATAATCCAGACTTTGGAATAGAATTATTAACAAAGTTAAAACAGGAAAGACAAGCAAGAGTTGAAGCAGAAAGAAAGAATGCTATCTTAACACATGTCAATAAGACATATACAATGACAGAGATTGCTAAGGAACTGAATCTGAAATCTGCCATTCAACTTAACAAGTTACTTGCTGATAAAAAAATTCAATACAGTGTCAATGGAACTTGGGTTCTTTACTCACCATACAGCAGTATGGGATATGAAGAAATTAAGCAAGAAATCCTCGACAATGGCAAGGTTATTTATCACAGGAGAATAACACAGCTTGGAAGAGAATTTATACTGCAATTATTCAATGAAGTTGCATAGATTTTCTTGAGAATATTAGAATGGCTCAAACAGAAATAAATATAATGGTTGCAAGAAATTTGTAACCACACTAAGGAATGTATCAGAAATGGTGCATTCCTTTTTTAATGCCTTGAAAGGGGTGGTTTGATTGATTGACGCAGTTGTAATTGAGGGGGTTAGATTCCCAGTAGCATATAACGGCTACACATACAGTAGGAATAAGATATGGTCTAAAAATACAGGAAGAAATGATTACGGAGAAATGGTAGGCACAATCGTGGATATCAAAGACAAAGTAGAGCTTCAATTACCGCCATTAACAGGTGAACAGGCACTATTGCTTGATAATGTAGTAAGCGACGTAGATAACCCATTCCCAACAGCACAAGTTTTATTCTTAGGCGGTACGCAAAAGGAAATGACAATATACACAGGAGATGTGACATATCCGTATCTCACAAGGGCAAAGAATGAGGACGGACTTATAGTCGGAGCAAAATTAAGTTTAATCCAGAAATAAAGGAGAGTTCCACATGAAACTAAAAACAAGTGAGTTAATAGACAGATTCCAGAGCTTAAGTAACATATCGCACGACAAGACTACAGGCAGAATTGCTATGGCTGTTATGTGCAATATTAAGGCATTGGAAGAACTGTACAAAACAACGCTACAGACCATAGAAAATACTAAGGTTAAGTATGCAGATAAGGACGACAGTGGTAATCCAGTTATCAACGATAATCAGTATCAGATTACATCAGAGAACTTAAAGAAGTTACAGGAAGAATTACAGGAAATCAATGAACAAGAGATTGAAGTGCCTGACATGACAATGCTTCCTATGGACGCATTCGACAAATGCGAAGAAATTACACCAGCTAAATTATACTCAATTGAGTTTATGATAAGCCATTAATTAATCAATAAAGGCGGTGTAGAATGAAGATATTAGACACAGCTATAACGGAAATTGTTAAGGGAAATAGTGCAAGATACTATTCCAAGTATGTTGTTGATGAAAAAGAACATACCGAAACACTTAACAATTTCAAGTTTCAAAACATAATAAATCCCAATAACGAAATTACGATAGGTAACACTTGCAGTAGCGGTGTTACCTTTTCTATTTATATGCCAACAGTAAGCCTTGAAAATAAGGAAATTACCATATTCGAGGGCGTTAAGGTTGGTACAGAAATTAAGTATATTAAGTTGGGAATATTTACAGTTACTAGACAGACGAGTGACGGAGAATACACAAACTATGAAGCATACGACAGAATGTATAAGGCTGACATGCCTTACTTCTCGGATATGGCATTTCCTAGCACAGATAAAGCTATTCTTAATGAGATATGTGGCAAGTTAGGTATATCTTTAGCGACAAATATATTCACAGCACATACTATCAGTGACAAGCCACAAGGATATACCTACAGAGAAATTATCGGTTATATGGCTATGTTGCAAGGCTGTAATGCGGTAATTAATTCTGACGGAAACCTTGAATTAAGGTGGTATAAGGATAGCGGTTATGTACTTGACGGACATAAGTATTATCAGCAGGGTGTTACATTTACAACAAGCAAGGATTTTATCATACAGAAGCTGACTTGCAACAATACCAAGAGTGGTTCCACAGAACAAAGTCAGATTACTTCTGGTGACGGAGCAACAGGATTAACATTTGCCAATCCGTTTATGACACAGACAATTCTTGATGAAGTCTATAAAAAGATAGGTGGTTTTACATTCAGACCGCTTACAGTTAAGTTTGTCGGTGATTACCGACTAGAAGTTGGTGACATTATAACTGTCAACAAGGGTGGCGCTGATTACAAAGTGCCTATAATGCAGATTACGCACGAATGTGACGGCGGACTTATAGATACTGTTACATCTATAGGTCAATCTGACACGGAGAATGCAAGCGTTGCCTCTGGTCCTATTACTAAGCAGATGGAACGGTACTATGCTGACTTGATAATTGTTAATAAGGCACTAATCAATAAACTATCTGTTGATGAAGCTGATATCAGATACGCAAGCATTGAAACCTTAAAGGCTGTTAATGCTGATATTGATAACCTTAAAACAAATAAATTAGATGCAACATATGCAGATATCATTAATGCTAATGTGGAAAGCCTTAAGGCTGTTAATGCGGATATTGCAAATCTTAAAGTAGACTATGAGAAAGTTGGCATACTTGACGCAAGTGTAGCTGATATCAAGACATTAATATTCGGTTCAGCAACAGGAACAACAATAACAACGGATTTCTCTAATTCTGTTATTGCTGTTTTGGGAGAAGCGCAGATTAAGTCAGCAATGATTGATAGTCTTGACGCAAGCAAAATCACAGCACTTGACATTAATACTACTAATGTACTTGTTCACAGCGAAGATGGCAAGTCACAGTGGAAAGACAATACAATTCAAATATCTGACAGCAATAGGGTTAGGGTTCAGATAGGTAAAGACGCTAATTCAGATTACAACATGTATATCTGGGATAAATCAGGCAATTTGATGTTTGACGCTATTGGATTAACAGACAAAGGTATTCAACGACAAGTTATCCGTGATGATATGGTTAAGGATAATGCTGATATTGCCGCAAGCAAGTTAAATATAGAATCGCTGTTCAATGTTATCAACAATGATGGTTCACACACGCTTAATTCAACGAAGATATATGTTGATAGTGAACAGCAAACCCTTGATAGCGTATTCAAGAGTATTCAGACAACCGTTGGCGGCAATTCTACATTATGGGGTTCGGCTATTAAGCAATCTAAAGATTTTATTGACCAAAAGTTGTGGTGGACTGATATTCGCAATGGAGAGTCTATCGAAAGCAAATTCAACACAGTTACAAGTACACTTGATAGCTTCGGCGTGCAAATAGGAGATGTTTACAAGCAACTCAACGATGATTTCAAGGTATATCAGGTGACATACGAGCCGACTAAGGATAATTATCCAGCTAATGAGTGGAGTGTACCTATATATCCAAGCGATGATAGATACCCTAGTGATAGCACATGGGAATACACAGAAGCAGAATATGATAATTATGTAGGCATTATAGCGTATTGGGAAGCACAGAACAGAGCGTGGCGTTGGATTAAAAAAATAGACGGAACGCACGGTTGGAAAGAAATATCTTCAACCGAAATCGCTTACCTTCTTAATCAAAATGCCGCGTTAAAGGTGAACCTTAATACAATCAGCTCTGAATTAAGTAAGACGCAGATTGATATAAGAGACAATTATAGCACCACTGTACAAGTTAATAACGCTATTACACAAGCAGTTAATGCAGAGAGCAATAGTATTAAGTTAGAAGTGTCTAATAATTACGCTACAAAGAAGAGCCTTGAAAGTTATGCCACAACCGACAGTCTTAAAAGCTATGCTACAACAGCAAGCCTTGAAGCATACATTAAGAAAGACCCGACAAGCGGAGAACTTAAATCTGCAATTGAAGCTATTGCAGACGATATAACACTTAATGCAAGTGGAACAATTAATATAACCGGTAATAAGTCTGTTAATATCAATGGTAATCTGTTCACGCTTACATCTACTAATACTACTATTTCAGCAGATGGTTCGATAGACTGTAAGAAGCTAAAAGCTGTTGATGCTGACCTAGAAGGCACATTTAAAAATGTAAATGTAACTGACGGAGGTATTACAATGACCACTACTATTATTGGTGGTGAATACCTTATGAAAAGCAGTACAGGGGCATTTTTACAGATACAGGGACACTACATTGAAATGTCAAACGATGATGGTTCAGGAACGAAATGGATACTAAGTAGAAGCGAATGTGTTTTTAATGACTACTTAAATGTTAAGCTATACCACCCTTCACTTAAAAACTATATGCGACCTGCTTTGTCTATGAGAAATCCAGTAACATTTGATTGGAGCGGAAGCGTTTTAACTATATACGTTGACGATGTAGCTGTCGCTACATGGGATTGGGCAGAAAAAAATTGGTACTAAATCCGCACAGCGGTAGAAAGGAAAACAATATGTTAAGCATAACAAAGACAACAAACTTAAGCGGAACATCAGTGATTAACGGTCAATCAGCTATGACAATGTATGCGGCTGTGCCGGAAACTGGTTCACTGACAATTAGTCAGACAATCACTAACAAGGAACTATACCTTGCAAATCAGACACAATGTGATACTGATTATGAGAATTTTAAATCAGAAGTTAATAAGCTATTAAAGAATGAACAGCAGACAGTCGGTTCAGATACAGCAGATACAATAACAGAGTAAATCATCAGAGAGTGTGGGTTTAAGCCTGCACTCTTATTTTTTAGGAGGCAAATTATGAGCTTAACTGGATTTCTTTCGTACAGCCGTGTAAACTGGCAACAATCGCCAAGTAAAAGTACTCCGCTTAGTGCGGCAAACTTAAATGCAATGGACGCAGGCATTAAGAATAACAATGATATGATTAGTAATCTTCGTGATGAAGTTACGCAACTAAACAGTAATATTGACGTTAAAAACTCTTTTTGCAAAAATATTGCAAGTGTAGATGGTACTCTTGAAGGTTATGGCTATAATTATTGCTATTATAATAAATCTACCAAAACAGGGATTTTATACTATGCCTCCAAAATTGAAACACAAGATTCTGCACAGAATAATTTTACAGGATATTATGACATAGAAACAGTTCTTGAAAATATGGGTATTAGCTTTAGTAAAGTATTGAAAAGTAATTATATTCCTTATGATGCCACAGGTGTAGTTCGAGCAAAGTTGATAGGCTATGGAACAACATTGTTATATAGCTCTGCAAGTCAGCATTATGCTTTTGCTCGATATTATACAAAAGATGGTAATAAAGGAGCATGGGCTACAAGCGAATTCCAAAAGGGTGATTATATTACAGGCTCACTTATATTTAGTTAAGTTTCAGATACTGCCTTAGTAATTGCACCGGTGCATTTAATATTATTGCAGTTTAGTCGCGGAATGAGCAATTAGTAAGGTTGGCAGTGCCGCATAACATTAACAATATAATATTTACAATCAAGCACCCCAGTGTTTCCACTAAGGTGCTTTTTTGATACACATTTTTCTAAATTTAGGAGGTAATTTATGAGTAAGTTATTCGGAATTGACACATCAAGGTGGCAGGGAGACTTTGATTTCAAAGGTGCAAAGGATAATGAGGGTGTAGACTTTGCCATTATCAAGGCAGGTGGTGCTGATGATGGCTTATACGAAGATAGAGAGTTTGAAAACAGTTACAACAAACTGGAAAGTGCAGGAATCCACAAGGGAGCCTATTTCTTTGGCAACGCATTAAGCACTGATGAAGCTGTAAATGAAGCCCGATATTTTGCACAGCTTTTAGCAGGTAAATCATTCTGCTACCCAGTGTTCTATGATGTTGAAGCAGGCATGGTTACTGGTAACGACCTTACAGACATTATTATGGCGTTTCTTGATGAAATGAGAAATGCAGGATATAAAAATGTCGGCTTATACTCATATGAGAACTGCATTAACAATTATGTAGATATTTCGAGAGTAAAAGAAGCTGGTTATGCCGTGTGGGTTGCTAAGTATTCTAGCAATAACCCTAACATCGCTGTTGATTATGATATGTGGCAGTTTGGCGGAAGTGTTAATTATCTTAGAGACACACAGATTAACGGACAGACAGTAGACCAGAACTACTGTTACACTGATTATTGTACAGACCATGTCGTTGAAGAAATCACAGTGCCAGACTATGAGCCAGTACCAGACACTAAATACCATAAGGGCGATACAGTTAAGGTTATTAACGCTATCCAGCACGATAATGGTGAGCCATTCAGCACTTACTATGATAAGTACAGTGTCTTATCAGCTAGTGGCAGAAGAGTTGTTATCGGTGTTGACGGCGTAACTACTGCTGCTATTGACGAGGATAACATCAGCCTTGTTAAGTGCATTTATGACAATGACAATGACGTCAACACGGATACAGTAAGTCGTGGTGACGGCAAGAAAGTCAGAGTGCTTGATAACATTGGTTATGACGGTGCAAGATTTGCGGTATATTATGATGAATATGATGTAATTGAAGAGGACGGAGACAGAATTGTTATAGGTATCGGTACAACAATCACAGCCGCAGTAAATATTGCTAATCTTGAATTTGCCGGCGGTGCAAGTTCTGATGATACACCTACTGATATCCCATTTAGTGAAGACATTGAAGAGGGTAGCACAGTGAGATTTGTCGGCGATACTGATTATGACGGCACGCCTATTAAGGCTTGGTATGACGAGTATACAGTATCAGAAAAAAATGGAGACAGGGTTGTACTTGTGCATGACGGAGAATTATTCGCAGCGGTCAATGTAGCCGATTGTGAATTAGTCTAACCTTAATAAAAATACCGGGAGTGTAATGCTCCCGGTAATATTTTAATTATTCAAATCTATCATAACAGCTATAACAGCAGGAATGGTTGTTATGGTTCCGTTTGTTTTCTTAAATTCCATACCACCCTCAAGAAGTGTTCCATACATTGTCACATTATCGCCAACAAGCAAATTATAATCAAAATCGTCTCTATAATATGTCAAAACAACAGTATCATCATTATTGCCATTAACAGCTAAATAATAGCAAGCAATATATTCACTGGATTCTTCACCAGTATGCGTATTTCCGTCTTTATCTTCGACCTCCCCATCATATTTTAATTCTGCTACAATATTGCCTGTCAACTTGAATTCTTTATCAATATACTTATTAGGTGTACGCTTGAGCATTTCAACAGTTATATCATCAGGATATGCACTCTTGTCTCTTGATAATAATGTTTCTTGTTCTGTCTGGACTTCACTGGTACTTTCAGCATTACTATCAGAAGTACTATTCTGACACGCTACAAGGCTCAATAAGCACATAACAAGCATAATGCTTACAATTCTCTTTTTCATAGACAAATCCCCCTTAAATTTAATTTAACTAATCATATCACAATGTGCATAATTTGTCGAATGTTGTCGAAACTTGCGATATCTTTAAGTTGATTTTTACATTATCAGTATTTATAATAATAATTGTCCGAGAGAGTTCGGGCAGAATCTTCAAGTTTCGGCTAGACAGTGCCGTTTGATTGGCGTTGGCGGTACTGTCGCTGAAAACTGTTAATCTACTGGGGGTAGGTTGACATGCAAGAACAGATGTTCTATAATAACACCATCGCTACCAGTGTTATATCGTGCAATAAGGGGGATATATGGAGAATGAGGAATATAAACAGAAGATAATTGAACTAATCAATAATTGTAATAATAATCATTGGCTAAAAACAATATACAGCTACATTAAAACACTTTTAAGGTAAAAGAAAAAGACCGAGATTTTTTCTCGGTCTTTGCTTATTCTCGGCTTAACAAATTTACTATCTCTCATTTATCAAGTCAATCAGTTTTTCCAAACTTTCCCAATCTTCTTTATTTAGCTTAGACAACGCAGATACAAGCCTATGTCTGAAATTGTCTTCACCGCTTCTTTGAATATCTCCAAGCATTTCAGCAATCTGTTCATCTTTGGATTTCTCTATAAACATTTCGCCATCGCCTGTCCGTAACCAATCTTCATTAACGGAAAATTCCCTACATATCAGTTTTATAGTCTGTTCTGACGGATAATTTTCTCCGCTTTCCATTTTACAAACAGCAGAACGGGATACAGATAGTTTTTGAGCAAAATCAGTTTGACTTATATTCAAGCTATTTCTGATTTTTTTAATTCTCTCATTCATAAGTAGTTCCTCCTTTCTTGAAAAGTATAATAACATAAAATGTACATTAAGTCAACAAAAAGCATTGACAATGTATATTTAATGTGCTATTGTGTGTACATCAAATGAACAGAAAGGAGATGAAAAAATGACAGGACCTTTTTCTATAAGCGGAGATGATGAGGAACGGACACTAAGAGATTATGTTGAATGGTTTGCGCTTGGACTTGCCTACAATGCGGTAAATGGTGAGAAAAACGAAGCGTTACAAAGTGAATGTAAAATACTCGATTCTCTCACCAACGCATTGAACGCTATAAAGCTTTAACGAAAAGGATTAGATATAACTTCTACCTTAGCTGGTTTGTTATCAATAGTAGACATAAATTCATCATAGTATTTGCGGTACTCAATTTTGAATTGTTCAACACTGTCTTGATAACCCAACAACTTAGCAATAGCGTATCGGTCAGCAAGTTGCTTGCTATCCATATTTTTCACCTCTTTTCCTATTTAGAATAAGAGGATTATATCACAGAAAGGAAGTGAATTGAATGAGTGAAAAGGAAAAAGAAGTAGTTGAGAAGTTAAAAGAAGCAATTCCTAAGATGTCAGATTTTGACAAGGGTTATATTCTTGGCAAGGTCGAGAATATGGCAGAAAAAAGTGATAAGGAATGTAACAATGACAGAAAGGAGTAAGAATGGCAGAAGTCACAAGAAAAGCTATCCAAAATGAAATGACAAAAACGATAGAGGGAAGTTGCTTCTATGAAAGGCTTCACTGCAACGGACAAGATATAAGCGAATTGATTGCTGACACGAAAGCATTAATTGCCCAACATAACTTATCCGTTTTAGAAGCCAAAGGGTTTTTAGATTATATGAAGATTATTCTTGACAATTCTTCATATCTTCAAATTCAGAAATAGCCTTAATGCAACATTCTTCAAAAGATGTATTGTCAGGTATTTCTTTAGCAGTCTTGAGTATAGATAATACTTTGTCAGAGTAAGGATATTCAAGACCACAGTTAGGGCAAACAATCTTGCTAGTAGATATATCTTCGTTAATAGTATATCTGCTATAACAAGTGCAAGTTATTTGAAATTTTAGAAACATATTTACACCACCTTTCTTTATTTAGTAAAGGAATTATAACATAAAAAGGAGATAATAATAACAATGAATGAAATTCAAATTAATTTATTAAAAGATTACATACTTGAGGACTTAGAGAAAACAAGAAAAAGCGACATATCCGCGAAAGAAAAGGCAGAATTGGAAATTTCAGCTTTAAGGGTGCTTGTAGAGTTAGAAAACAGTCCAGTAGCCGCAAAAATTGACAAGGTTTGCGAAGAGCTTAATGCACAGGCGGAAAAAGTTGGCAAAACAGCACTTGTTGATTGCTAATTAAGAAACGATAAGAAACAGAATTTTTGATATTGATGCAATAGAAAAGTGATGGCAGCGGTAAATAGTTGCAAACTTTTATTCAAACATCATTAGTTCTTTTTGACAGGAATAGCGTCCTGTTCGTATCAAGTGTGAATTACCTACCAATTGGAAAGTGTCTACCATCACTTCTCTATTGTATCAATAAATATAAAGTTCTACAAGTTACAGCAGATAGGAATGAGCAAAATTGCTCAAATGCACCTTAAAAGGTCAAAATATATCACACATTATTTAGAAAGGAATGTTTATGGAGCTACAGATTTTTAGCAATTCAGAGTTTGGAGAAATCCGAACCATTACTAAAGATGATGAACCTATGTTTTGCTTGGCTGATGTGTGCAAGGCATTGGAAATATCAAATGTAAGTCAGCTAAAAACAAGACTTAAAGAAGATGGGGTCATTACTAATGAGGTAGGGGTACAGACAGGTATTAAAGCTGATGGCACTCCAGCGATTCAGAAAGTAAGAATGAACTTTATCAACGAGAGCAATCTTTACAAGACAATCTTTCAGAGCCGTAAAGAAAGTGCAGAAAGATTTACAGAATGGGTTACATCAGAAGTTCTTCCATCAATCAGAAAGAACGGCGGCTACATAGCAGGGCAGGAAACAATGTCTGATGAAGAACTCATGGCAAAGGCACTTCTTGTAGCCAATAACAAGATAGCTGAAAGAGATAAGATAATCGAACAGAAGCAGGCAAGAATTGAACAGATGAAACCTAAAGAGATTTTTGCGGACGCAGTAGCAACAAGCCATACATCAATCCTTGTTGGAGATTTAGCAAAGTTGATTTGTCAGAATGGTGTGCAAATCGGGCAGAAGCGATTATTTGTATGGTTAAGAGATAAGGGCTATCTGATTAAGAGTGGCAGTTCTTACAATATGCCGACGCAGAGGTACATTGAGCAGGGGTTATTTGAAATCAAGGAAAGCAACCTTGTTAATCCAGATGGAAGCGTAAGAATTACACGCACGCCAAAGGTAACAGGCAAAGGACAGGTTTACTTTGTTAATAAGTTCTTGAAAGGAGATAACAGTGTTTCCATTTGATGATTTATTAACTTTTGATGAAATACAGGGCATTACAAAACATGAAAGTAAGAGAGTTATTGCTGTTACAGGCGGCATAAGTGACAAAGGCTTAATCAATGAAGTCTGCATGGATATATACGCGCAGGTAGAACGCGAAGTCGGGTGTCGTTTTAGTTGCATTAAGCGTGATGATTTAGCAGATGTGCATGAGTTCATTGATTCTTACGAACCGCCATTGTGCCTAATGAAAAGGATAAAAGAGTATGAAAGAAAAGATAATTAACATATCCGCAACACTGGCAGGAATTAGCCTTATAGCGTTGATTCTAAGACCGGTACAGCCGCAAGCTAAGATTAATCAGCAGAGCGCAGTGTTAAGTGAATGCTACAACTCACATGTTGATTATAAGGTTGAAACTGGAGAGATAAGTGTTGATGAATATGAGTTATCGCTCATGGCACATTTACTGATGGGCGAATGCGGAGCGACATGTAACGACGATGAAATGCTATATCTTGCAGGAGCCGTTGTTTTGAACCGAGTACAAAGTGAGTATTTTCCTAACAGCATTGAAGAAGTTATATATCAGCCAGGGCAATATCAATGTACAGAGCTTATGAACAGCGGATTCTATAAAGAACCAACAGAAAGGTGTTGGAGAATAGCAGAAGAATTATTAATAAGCGGATATGACATACCTAGCAATGTGTTGTATCAAGCTGAATTTAAACAAGGTAGCGGTGTTTATAAAAAAGTGCAGAACATGTACTTTTGCTACAAGTAAGGAGTGTTTATGGAAGCAAGGATAAGAGAAGAAATGTTCAACTTAGGTATTCTCTCCAATAAAAAAGGTTACATCTACATAATTGAAGCTGTTAAACGGTTCAATTCTTCTATAACAATGGAAGAAATTTACAATAGCATTGCCAGTACAGTAGGCAAGTCAAGATGTGCTGTTGAAAGGTCAATTAGAACAGCAATTAAATCAGCTAACCATGATTTATCAGCATGGAAGAATTATGACTGTCTCACAGCAAGAGGGGTTATAACAACGATGTATTACAGATGTAAGGAGAGTGCCAATGAGTAGCATAAAAAGAATCATTAAGTTGAATAGAAACAGGCAGAGAGCCATGAGAGAAAAGGATTTTAGAAAATTCTATACTTTTAGCTGCAAAATCCATCTGATTGAAAGAATGGATAAAGTACCAATAGGAAGTTACATATTAAAGTAAGGAGAGAAAAATGGAAAATGCAATTAATAACAATAATATCACATTAGCAGGAGTAGTTGAGAAAGAGCCAAAGTACTCGCATGAAGTACTTGGCGAGGGGTTTTATGTATTCTTGCTCAAGTGTTCAAGAACAAGTGGTAACAAGGATACATTACCAGTAATGATATCGGACAGGCTTGTTGATATCAGAGAAATCAAGGTAGGACAGGTTGTCACAGTTTTAGGGCAGATAAGAAGTTTTAACAGACACATTGATGATGTGAAACGCAAGCTGATTTTATCTGTATTTGCAAGAGAACTTGAAATACTGGCACAGGACGCAACAGAACTACCATTCGAGGAAAATATTAATACAGTTATACTTGACGCTCATATCTGCAAACCACCTATATACAGATGTACTCCAAAGGGCAGAGAGATTGCAGATATCTTAGTGGCAGTAAACAGACCATATGGCAAATCAGATTACATACCATGTATAGCATGGGGAAGAAATGCGAGATTTGCAGGTGGGCTTGAAGTTGGAGAACACATTCAGATCCAGGGAAGATTCCAGAGCAGAGAGTACGCTAAGAAGATAAGTGACAATGAGATTGAAACAAGGGTTGCTTATGAAGTATCAGTAAGCAGAATTGATTACGCAGAGGAGGGTGAAGCCAATGCATAGTGATATTACAGTTAGAGATTTAGCAAGTATGGCTATTGATGAAGATGTGGTATGCCAGATATGGACACCACAATACAGAACAGTATTTAATGGCTCATTTGAGGAAGCTAAGTATTCAGCCTATGCGGATAGGGAAATTGATAACTTTCAAGTTGAAGATGGCGTATTTGTTATGAATATTTAATAAGGAAAGGATATTGTTTATGAGAGCAACTTTAAAAAGGGTAGTACTTGAAAACTTTATGTGTTATGCACACGCAGAGTTTGATTTTTATGCTATTACAAAGATTATGGCTAAGAATGGCAAGGGCAAGTCGACTATTGCCACAGCTTACTTGTGGTGCTTGTTTAACTGTGATTATGAGTTAAAGGATAATCCAGTTGTCAGACGAGAAGTTGACGGAAAATCCGTTGATGATATGGACACAAGTGTTGAACTTACACTTGATGTTGACGGAAAAGAAATCACTATGAAGAAAGTACAGAAGCGTACTTATGAAGAAGTAATAAAGGACGGAGTTGTTATAACAACTGTAAAAGACCCTAATTCATATTATATCAACAGCGTTTCAAAGACATTAAAGGCATTCAATGAATATCTTGATGTTAATATGAACATTTTCAAAATGTGTAGCAATATCAATGTATTTCTTACACAGAAGCCAAAGGAAATGAGAGAATATCTTTTCAGTTTAGTAAAGAAAACAACCGACCTTGATATGGCAAAGTCTAAAAGCGAACTTGCCGAATTGGTACCACTTCTTGAAAAATACACATGCGAAGAAATACGTGCTATGAAAAATAAAATCAAAAAAGATGTTGATGATAATGCTAAAAAGCTGAAAGGGCAGATTGAAGAGAAAGAGCGTGATGTGCAGCTTAAACAGGCTATTGAAGTATCTGACCTTGAATTACAGAAGAACAGCCTTAAAGAACAGATTGCTGATTGCGTGGCAAAGCAGACAGACAATGAAAAGCTGATGGCTGAATATGACAAGGCTAGTTCAGATGTTCTCAACTTGAAGTTTGAACTTAGTGATATGTCACGCAAAGCCAATGAGGATAATGTTAAGGCTAGGAGAGAGATTGAGAATAAGATTTCTGATAAGAAAGATTATCTTTTCAACATAGCTGATACTATTCAGAAAAATAATTCTGAAATATACGGCTATCAGAACGATATTGAGAGTGGCACGAGAGAAAGAAACAGACTTGCTGATGTTTGGAATAAGATTAAAGAAGAAAAGTTTGACGAGAATACAGCAGTTTGCCCTGCTTGTCATAGAGAACTGCCAACAGAAGAAATTGAAAGCCTTAGAAGCTCATTTGAAAAGACAAAAGCTGATAGGCTGGCAAAGGTTGAAAAGGACGGATTAGAAGTTAAGGCAGGCATTGATAATGCAAGAGATATGATACCTAAGTTAGAGGAATGCAACAAAGACAATATTGCTAATCAGAAGAAGCTGGAAAAAGAAGTTGCAGACCTTGAAAAGCAGTTATCAGAGCTTCCACAGGAAATTGATGTGTCAACTACCGAGGAATACAAGGTGCTCGAACAGCAGATTGCAGAAAAAGAACAGGCTATGCACAAGGCTAACGATATTTCAGCAGTTAAGGCAGAATTAAAGGCACAGGAAACAGCTTTAAGGCAGCAGTTAGCAGAATGTGAAAGCCAGATTGTAAAGTCTGATACGGCAGCAGATGAACAGCGACTTGAAGAATTAAAGCAGACAAGGATTGATTCTGAACAGAATAAGGCTAATGCCGAGAAGATTCTTGATTTACTTGACGAACTGGATAAGGCTAAGAACGAAGCCTTGACAGAAGCAGTAAACAGTCATTTCGGGTTAGTTAAGTGGCAGTTGTTTGAATATGCCAAGAATGGCAATTACAAGAGCTGTTGCATACCTACTGTTGACGGAAAGAGCATTTTAACAACTATGAGTAACAAGGGCAATAGGATTTTAGGTAGAGTTGACATTTGCAGTTCAATTCAGAAGATTAGTGGCATATCGGTACCTATCATTCTTGATGATAGTGAGAGCTTAGATGAAGAAAACCGGAAGAAAGTCACTGAAATGGTAGACAGCCAGTTAATTATGCTGATTGTTAATGATAGTGAGAAATTAGAGATTGTGGAGGGATAATATGACGAAATTAAGAGTTTGGCATAATTGTCAGGTTGGTAAAGTTAATAATTTCTATGTTGAAGTTGAAAGCATTGAACAGGCTTGGAAAATCCTTAATACATTATGGGATTATGACTTGTTTCAGTACGAAAATAACATAAAGCCGGATTACTGTAACGTTTCCGGGCTTGAGTATTTTGACGAGGAAGAGCAGGAATGGTGCGAGTGGTATGACGATGACGGATTGGATATAAAAGAACATTTTGAAGAAAGTGAGGAAAACTGATGAGTATAAAAGGGTATAAAGCATTTAACAAAGGAATGATATGCAGAGGTAAGCGGTACGAAGAAAATACTACATATGAAGAAAACGGAAACGAAATATGTGAAGCAGGTGTAATGCATTTCTGCGAAAATCCATTTGATGTGCTGGATTATTATCAGCTTGTTGATGAAAATGGTGACATTCCAGATTTTGCAGATATTGAAGCTATTGGAGATGTTTATAAAAAGGGGAATAAAACAGCTACAAATAAGCTCCATATTGGTGCGAAACTTGGGCTTAAAGGGTTTGTTAAGGCTTGCGTAGATTTTACTATTGAAAAAACAAGAATTGAGTCTGTGAAAGATAACGAAATTGATAGCGGTGGAGATTCCGCAAAGATAGGTTCAAGTGGAGATTACGCACAGATAGGTTCAAGTGGAGATTACGCACAGATAGGTTCAAGTGGAGATTACGCAAAGATAGGTTCAAGTGGATATTCCGCAAAGATAGGTTCAAGTGGAGATTACGCACAGATAACATCCAAGGGTAAAAATTCAGTTGTTATGGCAGCGGGCTATAATTCAATAGCAAAAGCAAAAATCGGTAGTTGGATAACGTTAGCTGAATGGATTAGAACTGATAAAACAAATGATAGTGGTAAGTATATATGGATTCCTAAGTGTGTAAAAACAGAATGTGTAGACGGAGAGCGTATCAAAGAAGATACATTCTATAAATTAGTTAATGGCGAATTTAAAGAAGTAGAAAGCGAGGATTAATTATGGCAGAGAATACAGCAGTCGTGGAAAAGAAAGAAGCTGAAAGCAGAGAGCTTGTAGCAAAAGATTTTACAGAGGGAATGGTTGTAAAAATCAAGCAGAAAGAGAAATTTGGCTTGACATTCCCTAAGGATTACAATTACACAAATGAATTTATGTCGGCAATGCTGATTTTGCAGGACACAGTAGATATGAACAAAAAGCCTGTATTGCAGAGTTGCACGAGGGCAAGTATCGAAAACGCCCTCATAGATATGGTAACAGACGGATTATCAATGAGAAAGAAACAGTGTTATCCGGTTGCCTACGCAGGAAAATTAAGCTGTCAGCCATCTGTTTATGGTGCAACTTGCGTTGCTAGAAGATATGGACTTGCTGATATTAACGCAGAGGTTGTCTATGAGGGCGATAAGTTCCGTTATACTATTACGAACGGAAAGAAAACAATCGTAGAGGACACGCAGGAAATCGACAATATTGACAATGACAAGATTAAGGGTGCATATGCGGTTGCGGTTATGAAAGACGGAACTATTAAAACAGAGGTTATGACAATCAAGCAGATAAAAACAGCGTGGAAACAGGGATTCGGATATAAGGAGAATGGAAACGGAGTTCATCAGAAATTCACAGATCAGATGGCTATGAAAACTGTTAAGAACAGGCTTCTCAAAGCTATCAACAATACTCATAGCGGTTTTGGTAAAGAAGATGATTACGAGGAAATCAGCCACGATGAAATGCTTGAACAGGATGTTGCGTACGATATTGAGCAGAACGCAAACAGCGTTGATTTTGAAGAAAGCGACATTATTGAGGGTACAGCTACAGAAGTAACCGAAGAACAGGCAGAAGATAGCACATTACCGCCATTTATGCAGGAGTAAGCCTATGAAATCAGCAAGTTTAGAGCAGATGATGGCTGATATGAATAATGGCACTTTTGACTTGACTTGCAATGGAGAATGTACGCAGTGCGGTAATTGTTGTAGTAACTTGCTTCCTATGACAGAAGAGGAAATCGCAACAATCCGCAAGTACATCAAGAAACATCATATTAAGGAACACAGACATAATTATCCGACAGCTACACCAACAATGGATATGACTTGTCCGTTCCTTAATGATGATAAGTTGAAAGAAAAGTGTGAGATTTATTCGGTCAGACCAAGGATTTGCAGAGAGTTTATCTGCCGTCCGAGTAAAAGACCACCGATTGATGATTGGGGTTACAAATTAAAGTGCAAGATAGTTGACGTCAGAAAGGAGTTTTACGGATGAGAGTAATTTCACAGGACGGAACATTAGATGTTCCATATAATGATTATCAATTATTTGTTATTGGTGCTAAATATGATGCAAAAGTAGCACGTATATATTGCCAAAGCTCATACGCACCAAGTGTAAAAATTGCTGAATATTCAACCAACGCAAAGGCACTTAAAGCTATGGAAATGCTTAGAGAAGCGTATGAAAATAATGTGTTTTATCATTGCACAGCCAATTCAAAGCGTTTTGAAGAAGTACAGAGTATTTTGAGTGAGGAACAATTTCAGAAAACTACAACAGAGTACTTTCAGTTCCCACAGGATGATGAAATCGAGGTGTGAGTATGTATAAAGATATGACCTCGATACTGAAAGATGGACAGGTCGGAGACTTTAAGCTTCAACATTACGAAATTTCAGATAATAACTTTTATGCGATTGTTCGTTGTGGGATATCACCCGGAAAATATATAAGGCTTATCAACGGATGTGATTGCGTAATGTCTGACACCCCTATGGAAAAGGAAACAAACAGAGATTTTGTTCGCAATGCATACGGAAATGTCCTTATTGGAGGTCTTGGAATTGGACTTATTATTCTTGCAATACAGGATAAAGAAGATGTTAAGCAGATAACAGTTGTTGAGAAGAATCGTGAAGTCATTGAACTTGTTGAAAAGCAGTTACCACTTAATTTCAAAGTAAACATTGTTAATGATGATGTGTTTGAATATAAGCCACTGATTAAGTACAACACGATTTATATGGATATATGGAACTATATTAACGAGGATGTTTACAACAAACAGATGAAGCCTTTAATTAATCGCTACAGGAAATATTTAGTTCCTAAAGCCGAAGATGAAAACAGGTATATTGATTGTTGGTGTAAAAGACAGGCTAAAAACGGAGAACGCATATGAAACTTAAATGTATAGCCACAGGAAGTGCAGGAAATTGCTATCTGCTAACTTCCAACAGCGGAGAAACACTTATCCTTGATTGTGGAATACCGATTAAGGAGATCAAGAAAGGCTTAGATTGGCATATAAGGGGGATAAGGGGCATGATAATAAGTCATGCCCACCTCTAGACCACAGCAAGTCATTAAACGATTTTAAGCCAATGGGAATACCAATACTTGCCCCATATTTAGGCAATAGCTGTAAATCAATGAATATGGGTGGATTTACAGTGAAACCCTTTGATTTAACGACAATAGACGGAAATTGGACACATACCAATGCAGACGGAACATCTTGCCCGATATATGGCTTTTTGATTACTCACCCGGAAATGGGAAGAATGCTTTACATTACTGATTGCGAATTAATCAAGTGGAGATTTAAAGACATAAATCACATTCTCTTAGGTGTGAATTATGACAAGAATTTAATTGACAGGGATAACACAGGAAAAGCTAATCACGTTTTCAGAGGTCATTTAAGCATTGACACAGCTTGCGATTTTGTTAAGGCAAATTATTCAGATAGCTTGCAGAATGTCATAATGTGCCATCTATCAAGTGAAAATTCTGATAGTGATAGTTTTATCGAGAAGATGAAAAAAATTGCTTGTGGGGCGAATGTGGATGTTGCAGAGCGTAACAAGGAATGGGTTTTAAGGAAAGGAGATGAACCACCATTTTAAGCGATTGGAATGACATAAAAGAGCTGATGGATTGTTTTCCCAACAGCGTTATTAACCATAACGGAGAGCTTATAGCACATATCAAAAGTAACACATATCTTATTTTAAGAGATTGCAATAGCAAGGAAGATGTTAAATGCAAGGTTTTAGAATGGCTATCAAGACCTGCACACAAGGCGGAACCATATAACACTAAACGGAGCAATGATAAATTTCACAGATTTATACTTAGCGGTGTAAATCAGTTTTTGGAAACCGATTTTACCGAGAAAGATATGGAGCAGATTTATACATATCTTGGAAATAGGTGCAACCATGCCAAAACATTGAAGTTTATTGAAAGCGGGTATGATATGTCGGTTTTGAAAGATTAAAAATCCTAATGAGTGCCCTTTTTAGAAAGGAGATTATATGGCAAGATTTTCTTTTGGGCAGATTGGAGGTGTGAATGAGAAACTTTTATAGCGGTATCAGTAATGATAAAACACAATTTTTGATAAATATGAATTGGTATACGGATAATGATGTAGAGACTTGCTTTAGGCTTAGTAAAAATTTTCATGGATTGCCTAAAAACTGCAGCATTGAAAAAAATGATTTTGAATTAGTATATTTAAAATTTGAATGGATTGGTAATACATATTACCCACAAGAAAGTGATAAAAGTGAAGGGCAACCAATTAGGGCATATAAAATCAAGACGTAAATAATTAAAAGTGGGAAGGAGCAGTAATGGAGAGATTGACAGAAAAAATTGATAATGTTCCGGATGGAGAATCTGGCGTGCGGGTAAAAGAACACGATTATGTATCAGCTGCAGAAAAATTAGCTGATTATGAGGACTTAGAGGAGCAAGGCAGACTTATTAAATTGCCTTGCAAGGCGGGAGATACAGTTTACGGAATTAACACTGATAGAAATATCGTGTCTGCTTTAAAGATTATTTCGGTAAAAATATATTCTTATGCCATTTATTTTGATTATCAGCTGATTGACGGAATTTATAAAAATATTGTTAGTTTTGCTGATGCCGATATCGGTAAAACAGTATTCCTCACAAAAGCCGAAGCAGAGGAAAGGCTGAAAGAATTGAGAGGTGGAGAAAATGAATGATTTGATTAGTAAGTCAAGACTAAAGAATGAATTATCAAAAATCCCATCTGAAATGGGGCTGATTAAAAAAGTATGGGTAATGCAGGCGATTAATAAGCAGAAAATACAGGATGGCAACAATAACTGTAACTGCCAGCACAACAGCAATTCAAGAGATAATGAGCCTTGCTGTAGATGTGATAGCAAACACACCAATGCCGACAGGATAAGGAATATGTCGGATGAAGAGTTAGCTGATACATTATTTAATAGTTGCCTTGAAGTTATGCATAAAGACGAATGCCATGCGGATGTTGGGATGTGCAAGAAATGTATATCTGAATGGCTTCAATCAGAAGCAGAATAGGAGAAAAGCATGGACGGACTGATTATTAAAAAGAAATGGCTAGACCTTATTATTAGTGGTAAAAAGACTATTGAAATAAGGGGCAGTAATACCAAAAAACAAAACGAAACAATCTATTTACTTGAAAGTGGAACACATAGAGTGGTTGCAACAGCTGTCATTAGTTCCACATATCCTGTTTCGTGCTCTGATTGGTCTGAAGAAAGAGACAATCATTGTGTTAATGCGTCTTATGCAGAACTGAAGAAAAGATATAAAACCCCTTATGCGTGGGTACTATCCAAAATTGAACCTATTGAGGATATATGGTATTACGAACATCCACAAGGGGCAGTAATATGGGTTAAGAATGTGCAACCGATTGATGAAATGCGTGACGAAAGAATTAGATATGGCTATTAGCAGAATAGGAGGGAACATGAAGTATATAAGCAATGCAAAATATGGAGAGCCAGTTGAAACAGGAACTATCTACAGAGGTGACAATAAAAGATTAGATATATGTGTTCACACACTATTCGGTTGCGGAGAAACACTATATATGAATTGTTAAGCATTAAATATCCGTATTTGGGAGAATGATGTTGTCAGATGTGAGGTTGGAACAGCGGAAGTTATATGGGATAAATCAGGATGGAGAACTAAATGGTTGAAAAACGACTTATGGAGAAAAGATTTGTATTATTGGGCGGTTGAAGATATTCAAAGAGTAGTAGTTATCGGCAACATATTTGACAATAAAGAGTTATTAGAAAGTGAGAAAAAGCAATGAATTATATTTTATTAATTTTATTATTTGTACTTATTAAGTTGGGTATCTCTTTGATAGAAAGCTTTGTTATATCATGGATAGCTTGTATATTAGGCATTAACATAGCATTTAAGATAATTTTATTTGTGGTATTTATTATAAATTTGTTTTTGCCTGCAAAAGGAAATTAAGGAGGAAAAGTAATGAATCGTGTAATTTTATGTGGGAGGCTGACTAGAGAGCCAGAGATTAGATATTCGCAGACAGCAAGCGGAAATATGGCAGTAGCAAGGTACACATTAGCTGTTGACAGAACTTTTAAGAAAGAGGGCGAACAGGCAGCAGACTTTATTAGCTGTATCGCATTTGGCAAGAATGGAGAATTTGCAGAGAAGTATTTACATCAGGGAACTAAGATTATCGTTGAGGGCAGATGGCAGACAGGCAATTACACTAACAAGGACGGACAGAAAGTCTACACTAATGATTGTGTTGTTGAAAGACACGAATTTTGTGAAAGCCGTGCTAATCAGCAGAACAATAATAACAATGGAATTATGAGCGGTAATGCTAGTTCAGACAGCTTTATGTCAATTCCAGACAATGTAGCTGACGAGGGATTACCATTTAATTAAAGAGGTGTGAGTATGAGATTAATTGACGCAGATAAACTAATTGAGGATATTCACAAAAGAAATTATATCGATAAGGCTTTATCTGAAATATTTGAAACTATCATTGATGAACAACCAACGGCTTTTAGTATGGGAACTAAACCTATTGATAATTTTGTGAATCCTTTTGAAGTAAAGGTAGGTGGTAACTCTTGAATTATCAAAACATAGCGAGAGCCAAGGCAATAGAACAGGAGAATAAAAAGCGACTATTGAAGCTGAATCCAAAGTTGAATGATAAAAGTGGAATATATTTTCTACTCCGAGAAGATGAAAATGGCTTTAAGTACGCTTATGTCGGACAGGCGGTACATACACTTAGCAGATTGGCAAGCCACCTTGTAGGTTATGAACAGCATATAGACCTTAGCTTACGCAAACATAAGCTATACGACAAAGAGAAAAACCCTTATGGCTGGCGAGTAGAATTTCTGAATTTTTCAGAGAGTCAGCTTGATGAAAAGGAACAGTATTATATCAAGTTATATGCCAATAAGGGCTATCAGCTCCGCAATAAGACTTCTGGTTCTCAGGGCGAGGGTAAGGCACAGATAGACGATTATAGACCAGCTAAAGGCTACAGAGATGGTCTTAAGCAAGGCAGAAAGAACCTTGCAAGGGAATTATCCTCTATCGCTGAAAAGCATCTTAAAATCGAATTGAGAGAGGATAAAGCTAATAACAAAGTATCGCAGAAACAGTATGAGAAGTTTATGGATTTGTTGAAAGTGAGGGAAAGTGATGAGCAGTAAGTTACACAAAATACCGCATTTCAACACTTATGATGATATAAGAACTGAAATGCAAAGCGATTTACAGTACAGGCTTGCGGATAGAACAGATAAAACATCTCTTGGCAGACCTTTATATTATCGAATAAATGTACAGTTGATATTAACGCAGGAGTGCCCTTATAACTGCCCGTTCTGCTTAGAGCGGAAGAATCCTATGCAGGGTGAAAATGACTTTACGGCACAAATTGAAGCACTTAAAAAGATACTGTCTGAACATCCTAATGCAAGGCTTACAATTACAGGTGGCGAACCAGGATTATATCCTAATCATGTATCAGAAATTGTTGATACATACAGACAGCATAGTAATAATGTGTTTTGCTCAATCAATACTACTGGGTATTCAAAGGAACTTAACAGATTGGCACATATCAACTTATCATATAACGATTATGTGCATAAAAGCCCTAGTAATTTCCCGAACTGTACAGTTCAGACAGTAGTTGAAAATCCAACGATTGAGTATATTAAAGATTTTATGAAAATGGAAGCTGATAATTTTTCGTTCAGATTTTTAAGTGGGCTTGAAAAGAAAGATTATTCAGTGGAAATATGGAATGATTTACAGAATGATGCTGATATTGATATTCATACCTTTAGAATCGGTGATTTCTTTGTATATGCAACATTTGACTATATGGGAAAACATGCAAGATTGACATTGGGAGATATGTGGCAGCAGAGAAACAATGATTATAAAGATGGATACTCAAATATTATTATCCATCCCGATGGAACTATCGGAACTAATTGGAGATAAGAAAGTGGGCGATTCAGAATGAAGATTTTAAGCAAAAAGAAATGTGAAGAAATTCTGAAAAGAATTACTGCAAATGAAATTATTCAGGTAGAGTACGGACTACACGATATGGAAGCAGAAACAAAGGCAACGGAAAATAGAGCAGAGATAGCTTTTATTGTCGGTGGTATTAAGGGAATGAACAAGGTGCAGAACACGTTGAGAAAAAGGTATAACAATATAAACCACGAGGAAAAAGATTAAAATACATCAACCGAAATTTGAAGAAAATAGGAGATTAAAAATGGCAGAACGTAGAATGTTCACAAAAAAAGTCACTGATGATAATAATTTCATGGCTTTATCATCAAGTGCGCAAGCCTTATATTTGCATTTATCTATGTCTGCTGACGATGACGGATTTTGCAATCAGGTATCAGTTTCCATGCTCAAAGCTCACGCAAGTGTGGCTGATTTACAGCAACTATTGGAAAAAAGATACATTTATCAGTTTGATAATGGTGTGATTGTAATTAAGCATTGGCGCATGGCAAACGCTTTGAGAAAAGACCGGTATACACCAACGAATTTTAAGGAAGAATTGGCAAAATTAAAGATAAAATCCAATGGTGCATACACATTTTCTGATGATGGTTGCCGTGTGGTTGCCAATGGGTTGCCGGATGGTTGCCAAGTGGTTGCCACTTGTCTGCCACAGGATAGTATAGGTAAGGTAAGTATAGATAAGAATAGTATAGTTAAGGATAGTAAAGAAAAAGATATTGATAAATCAATATCTAAAAAGAAAACTGTCTACTACCCTGATGATGCAATGCTAGAGAGTGCTTTTCAGGAATATCTGACAATGCGGAAAAAGATTAAAAAGCCAATATGTACCGAAATGGCATTACACCGAGCTATGAACACTATCGAGAAGTTATCAAAGGGCGATAACGATTTGGCTGTTAAAATACTCAATCAGTCAGTAGACCATTGTTGGCAAGGGCTGTTTGCACTAAAGGACAATGAGCCACATTCAGCTAACAAAGGTACCATTGATTGGGATAATGTATGAGGTAGAGAAATGACAAGAGACGAGACAGTTAAGATTATCCGCATAATGTGTGATTGCTACCCCAATTACAAGCCAAGCAATTTATCAGAGACAGTAGATGTGTGGAATATGATGTTGGAAAATTACACTTATGAAAAAGTATCAGTCGCACTTAAAGCATACATCAACTCTGATATAAGCGGATTTGCCCCAAGTATAGGACAGCTGATAGGTAAGATACAGACTATATCACAGCCACAGGAACTTGACGGAATGGCAGCTTGGGGATTAGTCAGTAAAGCATTAAGGAATGGCACATATGGGGCGGTTGAAGAATTTAACAAGCTACCGCCACTTGTCAGGCAGGCGGTTGGTATGCCAGATAACCTTAAAAACTGGGCGACATCAGATTATCAGACGATTGAAACAGTAATACAATCAAATTTTCTAAGAACTTACGAAACAGTTGTTGAGCGTGCGAATGAAATAAATCGTATGCCGGATAACATTAAGTCACTTATCGAAAAGACGAATGCAAATTCGTATAAGGCTCAAATCGAGCAAAAATTCCAAAGAGATATAAATGCACCTACAATTAAAGAAAATACCCTTATCGGTCAAAATACAAACGCAGAAGAGTATATTGAAGCACCTCAAGATATTCAAGAAAGAATAAACGCCATGAGGTAAAAATTATGAAACCCCAAAATTGTATTTATCCCGATTGCTTTAACTGTACTTTAGATGATTGTTTATACAATACGCTTGAACAGCCGGATATAGTTCAGCAAAATAAACTAGATAAAGAAATTGCCTTTAGAAATAAATTAGAGCAATTAGAACCTAAGCAAAGAGCAAAGGCTATATATGACAGAATGTATGAACAGAGCGAAAAAGGCAAAGCTAGACGCAGACGATATAATCAGTCAGAAGAACATAAAATTAGCCAGAAGAAATATTTTCAGACTAAAAAAGGCAAGGCTGCACAAAAAAGGTATAAGCAATCAGAAAAAGGCAAAGCTGCACAAAAAAGAATAGAAGCTAAAAGGATTGAAACCAGTAAAAATGCCATATACTGTAAAAGATATCGGGAGAAAAAGAAAAGAGAGGCTATGTTAAATGAGCAAGTCGGAACAACGAAGATTTCAAGAACAAATGATGAGAGTTCAATTAAACAGGCAGAAGAATAAAGAAAATAAAGAAATGTTTGGTAATGCCTTAACGATTCTATTATGGGTCCTACATGATAAATTTGGATTTGGAAATAAGCGACTAGAACGGCTTATTGATGAGATTGACAAATTCAATGAGAATTTTAACGCAGGGCTTATAGATCCGAAAGAACTTATTGAACAGCTAGAAGAAGAAACAAAAATAAAAATTAAATATTAAGGAGTATGGCTTATGAAGTTTTCAGAACTTACTAAGCCGGAACTTGAAAAGATATTGGAAAATGCCAATTTTACCGAGGAAGAATTGAGAATTTTCAAGTTGCTTGTGGGTAATATGAGCTTAGAGCAAATTAGCCAGAGGCTCATGTTATCCAAAGCAACAATTTCAAGGAGAGTTAAGGATATAAAAATCAAGATAGAAAGGACTGATGAAATGGTTAAAACAATCCCTATATGGGAAAAAGTAACACTGACAGTTGAAGAAGCGTCTGAATATAGCAATATTGGAATTAATAGAATTAGTACAATGCTTAATGAGATTAGTTGCCCCTTTGTTTTAAAGGTCGGAAATAAAAGGCTTGTCAAGCGTAAAGAGTTTGAGAAATATATAGAAAAAAGTAGGGAAATATAGAGATATATTGAAATATAAGCTATTGTGTAGTAATATTAATTATCACGCAATAGCTCTTTATTTATTGAAAGGAGCTAAAGAAAATGGGAAAGGATTTAAAAGGTAAAGAGCTAGGAAATGGAATCTGTCAACGGAAGAACGGAAAATATTGTGGCAGGTATGTTGATAGATTCGGTCAGAGAAAAAGCATTTATGACGATAAACTGTCAGAATTAAGAAAGAAACTTGCAATTGCAATAGCTGATAGTCAGTCATTTACAAGCATAAGAGATAACATTAAGTTGGACGATTGGTTTAATCGTTGGGTAGATGTGTACAAAAAGAAAAGTGTACGCCCCAATACACTTAGGGAATACACTCACATATACACTAAGAATATATCACCTTTTTTGGGAAATCGCAACATAAATTCCTTTGTTAAGTCGGATATTCAACAATTAATTGATATTACTGACGATAAGGGCTATGGATATGAACGGCAAAACAAAATTAAAGTTATATTATCAGACATGTTTTCAAGAGCGATGGAAGATGAGCTTATGTCCAGAAATCCAACAAAAGGAGTTAAATTGAGGGCAAAAAAGGAAGTTTTCGCTAAAGCATTAACAATTGATGAACAAGAAGTATTTTTTGAATGCTGTGCTGGCACATTTTACGACAATCTATTTAATATTGCTGTAAATACAGGGTTGAGACCGGGAGAACTTTTTGCCTTAACTGAAAATGATATTGATTTTGAAAATGGGCTAATAAATGTATCTAAGACGCTTGTATATCAGAAATACCTTGATGATGAACGCAAGGAATTTCATTTAGAAGAGCCTAAAACAGAACAGAGCAATAGGAAAGTGCCTATGAACAGCTTATGCAGAAAGTATCTTGAAAGGCAGATAAGGCAGAAGCATGTTATCAAAAACAAACAGCCTAAAGAGCAGAACGACTATTTATTTACGACAAAATTTAACACACCACTTAATTCAGTTTTATACAGTGCGGCGATTGATTCTATTGTAGATACAATAAATCTTGTCCATTCTGTTGATGAAGAAATGGAATATTTCAGCGGTCACGCTTTAAGACACACATTTGCAACAAGATGCTTTGAGGCGGGTGTGCAGCCGAAAGTTGTTCAATCATATTTAGGTCATGCAACATTACAAATGACAATGGATTTATACACACATGTTATGCCACAGAAAGCAAGTGACGACATTGAAAGAATTGTTAAAAACGAAAATAAAATTGTTGATTTTGTGAAAAACGTGGTGTAAATGCGGTGTAAATATACGCCATACACCAACTAAAAATCCAGTATTTATGCTATTTAGAAGATTAAAAATGTATAATATTTTAGAAACTTATTATGTATACCAGATAACTCCTTATGACCTTAATGAAAGTTATGATAATTACTGTATTTAAGGGAGCTGTAGAATT